CGACCGCCGACGCGGCGGCCCAGCCGCTCGTCGGGGTCTCGGCCTGGGCGTCGGCGTAGGGGGAGAGCGATGGCGTACGCGGGGTGGTGGAACCACGGAGCGCGGCCGGTCCTGAAGAGCGAGGGGGCGGTCAGCCAGGACGTCGCGGCCTGCGACATCGGGGACGGGGTCGTGTCGAGCGAGAAGGCGACCGCGAACCTCCGGAGCCGCTCGGTCCTGCTGTTCTGCGAGGCCGCGACCTCGACCGAGGCGGCGGGCGTCGCGGCGGCCGGCACGACCGCGATCGTCGCGTGGCGCCCGGGCGTCAACATCAACGTGACGCGCATCGCGCACGTCACGCTCGGGGCCTGGCAGAACGCGACGTGCGATAACCTGACGCTCTACGGGAACGCCGGGACCTGCATCGGGGACATCGGGCTCAAGGCCGCCAGCACCGCGATCGCGCGGGGCGTCCGGACGGCCGGGTCGGCGATCACGCAGGCGGCGCTCGCCGCGGGGACCGACGTGCTGCTCCAGCAGAACCTCTCGACCTGCTCGGTGTCGGCGCGCTCGGCCGTGCAGATCGACTACGAGACGACGGGGTAGGGCGGTGCGACTTCGCGCGGGCGAGAGTCCGGGCGGGGCGAGGGCGGCGGCGGTCGGCCTCCGGAGCCGGCCGGCCGTCGCCGTCGGAGCGCTGTTGCTCCTCGCGGTCGCGGGGTGCGCCACGGTGCGGCCCGCGGCGGCGCCGTGCGCCCCTTCCGGGATGCCGCCCGTCGCCGAGTGGCGCGCCCTCGGGGCGCAGCCGGTCGTGCTCGAGGGCGCGGCAGGCGTCCCGCCGACCTACGGGGTGGTGGTCGACTACGCCGTGAACGCGCGGCGGGTGCGGGGCGTCTGGGTCGGGCGTGACCTCGTCGTCGTGGACCCGGACGCCGACGACCCGGGGCGCCCCGTCTGGCGCGACCGGGGCGCGCTGGGGGCCGACGGGCGCATGACCGGCCGAGCCCCGACGTGCGACTGGGTCGAGGACTCGGGGCGGCGCGCGTGATCGGCCTCGAGCGCCCGCGCCTGACGTTCGCGGTCCACGAGGACGGATCGCTCGAGGTGACGTCCCCGTGGTTCCCCGCGATCCTGATCCACCGGGACGTGGTGGCGACGGCGGACGGCCGGCGCCTCGCGCTGCGGGGCGACGACCTCGAGATCCGGTGCACGAACGGCGGCGCCCTCTACCAGCTCGGGGTCGAGAACCGGCAGGGTTTCCGGCGCGGGCGTCTGCTGAGGAGCTGGGGGGTCACGTGAGCGAGATCGACCCGAAGGAGTTCGGCGAGGTCCGGGCGAACACGGCGGCGCTGCTCCGCCTCTACGAGGAGCACACCCGGGAGGAGCGCGAGTACCGCGCCGAGGACCGCGCTGTCCTTCGCGACCAAGCCAAGGCGTTCGACGCCCGGGTCGCGAAGCTGGCGGACGACCTCCGGGATGCGCTTGCTGGGCACGACACCCGCCTCGGCGCCGTCGAGCGCTGGCAGGCGCGGATCCTCGGAGCTATCGCGCTGCTCAGCGCAGGGCTCGTCGCGGCGTCGGGACTCCTGCCCGGGCTGCTTAAGTTTGTCTGGGTCTGGACGCGCGGGGGCGGCGCCTGATGCTCTGGGTGTGCGCGACCGCCAGCAGCACATCGGGCGCGAGCCTGACGTGCGAGCTCCGGGACGCGCTCGGTACGACCGCGACCTCCGAGGACGAGCGCCACCGGAGTCTCCTGCTCCGCGCCACCGCGTGGGCTGAGGCCGTGGTGGGGCGCCCGCTGCTCGCACAGGTCTACAGCGAATCGGTGGCGGCGTACGGGGGCCGGCGCCTCGCGCTCTCGCGCTACCCGCTCCGGGCCGTGCTCCGGATGTTCGACAGCACGGCGACCTGCGACGCGACGGAGTTCTGCTCGACCGACTACGTGATCGAAGACGCGGAGGCCGGTCTGCTGGCGCGCGACGCCGGCTGGTCGTGGACCAACCGTGGGGCGGCAGCCGAGACATGTTTCAGCCTGGGGCTGACGCGCTCGTACCTGCCGGGCCGCGAGGAGCGCCCGTGGCTGGTCGAGTACGTGGCGGGGTACGTGTTCCCGGAGGCCGCCACCTGCTCGGAGGTCTGGACCACGGCCGGGGGCACCACCTCGACGGCGCGCTCGCTCCCGTACGACCTCGAGCAGGCGGTGCTCCTGAAGGCCCAACGCTGGGTCGGAGGCGGGCAGGACGTCACGTCGCGGCGCGTCGGGGACCTGGGGGTCACGTACGCGGGACCGGGCGAGCGCGAGGAGGAGCACCTCCTCGAGCGGTACCGGAGCGCGGTGTGACGGGAGGCTAACATGGACTCGCTGAGGCGGATGGAGGAGCTGGGGGCGCGCGTGCGGCTGCGCCTGCAGGTGCGGAGCGCGTAATGCTGCGCGAGCTCCGCGCCCTCTGCCGCCAGACCGTCCAAGTCGCGCCGCGCACGGGCGTCGACGGGTACGGCGAGCCGACCTACGGGGCGGACGTCGCCCACACGGCGCGGGTCGCGGGGCGCCATCGCTTGGTGCGGGACGCGCGGGGCGAGCAGGTGCTCTCGACCCGGACGGTCTGGTTCGTCGACATCGTCGAGCTCGACGTCCACGACCGCGTCACGCTCTCGACCGACGACGTTCGGTCGACCGAGGAGACGGTGCGGCGGCCGGGGCTCCTCGATGTCCAGCGCCTGCCGGACGACCTCGGGGGCGTCACGGTGGTGGCGTACCTGGCGTGAGGCCCCTTCGGGACCGGCCGCGGCCCCAGCGCCCCGGGGCGGTAGAATAGAGCCGTGGCGAGCGGGTTCCTCAGCGACCTCGACGTCCGGCAGGTCGGGTGGGCGCGGCGCCGCGCGGTCTGGATGACGCTCGCGCCCCTCCGGTACCGGAGCGAGGCGCTGGGCGGCCGGGTCGTGCTGGTGCCGGCGGAGTTCGTCACAGACCTCGCGTCGGTCCCGCGCGCGCCGCTCGCGTACCTGCTGGCGGGCGGGCGCGGAAACCGGGGCGCGGTCGTGCACGACTTCCCGTACCAGTTCGGGTACTGGCTGCTAGACGACGGGTCGCGGCTCGAGGTCGGAGAGAAGAAGATGGCGGACGACGTGTTCCGCGAGAGCCTGCTGGCAGACCCGATGAGCGGCGTGGAGTCCGGGGCGCTGGCCGGCGTGATGTGGGCGTTCGTGCGGGGCTTCGGGCGCGGGGTCTGGGCCGACGACGGGCGCGCCGTGCGGCTGAACCCCGAGTGGTCGGCCAACGGCGGGCCGGAGGCGTAGGGTGGCGGAGACCAGGACGGTGCTGGTGGGGGGCGAGAGGCTCCGGGCCGCGCTCAGGCGCGCCAGGGCCGCGGGCCCGAAGCTCGCGGGCTCCGCCCTGTACCGCGAGGGCGAGCGCGTAATGACGCGCTCGAAGCGCGAGTTCGTGCCGGTCGACATGGGGGTCCTGCGGGCGAGCGGGCACGTCCAGGCCCCGAAGGCCGACGCCCTGGGGGTCGTCGTGACGCTCGGGTACGGGGGCGCGGCCCAGCGGTACGCGCTGTACGTGCACGAGGGGACGGGCCCGGCGGTCGGGCGTCCGCCCTTCATGCCGCCGCCCGAGGCGCTACAGGGCTGGGCGCGCCGGCACGGCATCCCGGAGGACGCCCTCTACCCGCTCGCGCGCGCGATCGGGCGCCGAGGGCTGCGGCCCCTCAAGTACCTGGAGAAGCCGCTCCTCGAGGCGGTGCCCGGCATGGGCGTGAGGCTCGCGGCCGACGTGCAGCGGGAGGTCAAGGCGCTTGCTGCTCGATGACGTGGCGGACCTCATCTCGACGGGCGGGCACGGGACGCTCGGGACCGACCTCTTCAAGGGGATGCTGCCGAGCGACCCGGACGAGGCGGTGGCCGTGATCCACTACGGAGGGCTCGAGCCCGTGCGCGCGATGGCGGCGTCCGCGGGCCAGATGCTGGCGGAGGTCGAGCGCGTCCAGGTGCTGGCGCGGGCTCCGCGCCTCGACTCGGCGCTCAAGAAGTCGCGCGACATCTTCTACGCGCTCGACGGCGCGAGCAGAGCGGTCAACGGAATCCAGCTCCGGTGGGTCCAGGCCCTCCAGTCGCCGTTCGACCTCGGGCCGGACGCCGGCGGGCGGGCGGTCGTGGGGTGCAACTACCAGGTCGTGCGGGACGCGGCGACGTCGTCGTGACGCTCGAGCAACTGGTCGCGATCCGGGCCCAGGCCGTGGCGATCGTCGCGGGGGCCGACGCCCTGCTGCGGGAGCTCGAGGGCGCGGCGGCGCCGGAGCCCGCGGCGGCGCAGGACGACGAGGCGCACCGGCACGCCTGGATCGAGGCCCCCCGGATGGGGGCGCCGGGCGGCCGGGTCTGCGCGGGGTGCGGCGAGGAGGGGAGTCTATGAGCGTGGTGCTGAAGGACGCGCAGGTGTTCACCGCGGGGTACGACCTCAGCGGCCAGATGAACCAGGTGGCGGTCGACAAGGAGGCCGAGTCGCTGGACGCGACGGTGTTCGGGAACGCCTCCCGCGTGCGGCGCGGCGGCCTCAAGATGGGGCGCATCACGGGGAGCGGGTTCCTCCGGCAGGGGGTGGGCGAGGTCGATCCCGTGCTGTTCGACAACGTGGCGGTCTCGGACGTCGCGGTGGTGGTGCTGCCCGAGACGATCGCCGAGGGCTCGACCTCCACGGGGTCCGGCTACATGACGAAGGCCGAGGTCCTGCGCCTCCAGCTCGGGGGCGCGGTGGGGGACATCGCGCCGTTCTCGTTCGAGGCCGTGGGGCGGGGGGTCTAGCCATGATCGTCAGGGCGATCGTGCTGAAGGACGGCACCACGCGCGGGGTCGGGAACGACGCCGGGACGGCCGGGACGGTCTGCGCCTGCACGGGGCCAGGCGCCGGCATCGTGGCGGACCTCGGGGGCCGGGCGTGCGACGTCGCGCTGTACGCGGCGCTCCAGGTCCTGAGCTCGACGGCCGGGGGGATCAAGGCCCTGGTCCAGGCCAACAGCTCGAGCGGCTACACGGCGCTCAATACCGGGACCGACCTGGTGGCGTTCACGAGCCGCGCGTGCCGGGACTCGCAGTGGGCGAACATCCCGTGGAACTGCGCGTCGGCGACCAGCACGGACCGGCGGTACTACCGCGGCGCTTGGTCCCAGACCTGCGGGCAGACGAACTACTGGCTCACCGCCGTGTCGGTGGGCGACTGAGGAGGGCGCTGTGGCGACTTTTGTTTGGAAAAACGCGATGTTCCTGTTCAATGGCGAGACGCTCTCGTGCCACGTCTCGTCCCTGTCGTTGACGTACGAGGCCGAGTCGCTGGACGAGACCGCGATGGGCGACGACACCCGGAAGCGGCGCGGTGGCCTGAAGTCGCAGGGCCTGGACGTGATGTTCCACCAGAACTTCTCCTGCGTGGACGCGCTCCTGTTCCCGGCGGTCGGGTGCCAGAGCTGCATCGAGATCCGGGCGTGCTACGCCTGCTCGGCGGCCGCGAACCCGCGGTACCAGGGGACGTGGCACCTGCCGCGCTACTCGCCCGTGTCGGGCGGGGTCGGGTCGCTGCTGGACGCGACTGTGACGTTCGAGCCGGCGGGCGACCTGAGCCGGTCGATCGCGACGTAGACGTAGTGGGTCAGAAACCCGTGGTGGGTACGACGGTACCCAGAGAGGGGAGGCTCCGGAGATGACGAGCGGCGTCGAGATCACGCTGGACCGGGTGCGGAGGATCAAGTTCACGTTCGCGGACCTGAAGGCGATGGAGGGGCGGCTCGGGAAGCCGATGGGCGAGATCGTGGGCGACCTCACGCGGCTCTCGGTCAACACCCTCCAGCACGCGCTCTACGCGGGGCTGCGGTCGGACGACAAGCGGCTGCGGTTCGAGGACGTCGAGCGGCTGCTGACCGAGTACGTGGACAGCGGGCGGGGGGCGCTCAACGACGTCCTGTACCTGCTCAACGAGGCCTTCACGGAGTCGGGGTACTTCGGGCGGGGGGCGGGGGACAAGGCGGCCGCCGAGTAGAGATGGCGGTCGGGTACGAGGAGGCCGAGGCGCTGGCGTACGAGCAGCTCGGCCTCGAGCCTCGCCAGCTCTCGCGCCTCACGCCCGCCGAGCTGGTGGCGATGGCGGTCGGGCGCCAGCGCCGGGACGAGCGCGAGATGTGGCGCCTCGCCTGGCTGGTGGCGCGCGTGACGGCCGCGACCGGGATGCTGAAGCAGGCGCCGCGGGTCTCGGACCTGATGCAGGAGCTGGTGGGCGAGGACCGCATGGCGCAGATCCTCTCCGAGGAGATGCGCCGGCACAGGAGAGAGGGCTAGGCGCGTGGCGGGCGAGGTCAACGTCGGGGAACTGGTCGCGAAGCTCCGCCTCGACATGGCGGAGTGGAAGCGGGGGTTCGACGAGGCGGCGCGCGGCCAGCAGCAGTTCGGCCGGGACTTCGAGCGGCAGTCGCAGAAGGTCTCCCTCGCGTTCGGCGGCCTGGTCAAGGGGGCGCTCGCGTTCTCGGCCGCGATGGTCGGGTTCCAGGGCGTCACCGGGACGCTGGCGGCCGCCAAGAACGCCGTCATCGGGATGAACTCGACGCTCGAGACCGCCCAGCTCCAGTTCAAGGCCCTGCTCAAGTCCGGGGATGCCGCCAAGGAGCACGTCCGGTCGCTGTTCGACTTCGCGGCCAAGACGCCGTTCGAGACGGGCCCGATCCTCCAGGCCTCACGCCTGCTCCTCACGTTCGGGGTCAGCGCCCAGAAGGCGCGCGAGTCCCTGACGTTGGTGGGGGACGCGGCCGCGGTCTCGGGGCGCGGCATCCAGGACGTCGCGTTCTGGTTCGGGCGCGCCTACAGCATGATCCAGGGCGGGCGCCCGTTCGGCGAGGCCGCGATGCGGCTCCAGGAAATGGGCATCCTGTCGGCCGAGGGTCGGACCAAGATCGAGAAGCTCCAGGAGGCGGGCGCCGGCGCGAAAGAGACGTTCGCGGCTCTCGAGTCCGAGTTCCGCCGGTTCGGGGGCTCGATGGCCGAGATGGCCGGCACCTGGACCGGCCTGACGAGCACGATCTCGGACAACGTCCAGCTCGCGCTCGCGGAGGGGTTCCGCCCACTCTTCAACGCCCTCAAGGACCTCGCGAAGGAGGTCGCGGACCTCGTCCAGACCGAGGGGTTCACTCAGTGGGTGCGGAACATCGCGGAGATAACGGCTGCCGCCGTCACGGGGACACGCGACCTCGCCGTCGGGGTGGCGGACCTGTACCGCGAGCTGGACGCCCAGGCGCGGCGGCACGAGGACGGCCCGTTCAGCAAGTGGCTGACGAGGTTCCTGAACTTCGTCGGCCGGAACATCAGCGTCGTGCCGTTCCAGTTTGCCGAGACCGCGGCGGAGGAGCGGCAGCGCGCCGACCTCGAGGCCGCGCTGGCGCGCGAGCCCACGACGGGGCCGCCCGTCGTGCTTCCGACCGCGATGCCGGCTGCGAAGGAGGAGCCGCTGCCCGTGTGGGGCGGCAGGGAGTTCACCGGGGTGCTCTCTACCGCGGAGGTCCTGCGGGACCACGCCGCGGCGCTCGAGGCGTTCGCCCGGGTGGGTGACGAGGCAGCCGAGTCGCTCTCCGAGGTCGAGGCCGCGGCCGACGACCTCTCCCAGGCGATGTCCGACTGGCCGGCGTTCTTCGCCGAGCTCTCGGACGGGATGGAGGAGGTCGACAGCGACCTCCGGCGGATCTCCGCGGACCAGATCGTGCTCGCGGAGAAAAGCGTCGGGGCCGAGGAGGCGATCAAAGCCGCGCAGGTCGAGCTCCGGGCCGGGATGGCGGAGACCGCGCAGGCGGCGGACGAGATGCGCTCGGCCTGGACGCTGTTCGGGAAGTCGCTCGACGAGCTGGGCCCGAAGGAGCGCGAGCAGGTCCAGCGCCTCGCGGCGATCCGCGAGGAGGCGCGGCGGTTCGGCGAGGTCCGGGGCTTCTACCTCGACGTCTTCGGGGCGGTCGGCGGGGCGTTCGAGAAGCTGGCGACCGGCATCATCCAGGGGACCCAGACCGTGAAGGCGGCGTTCGCGAACCTGGGGCAGTACA